TAAACGAGATTCTACCACAGTTTTTTATCACATTAAATTAGATCCAGTAAACGAAGATGAAATATTATGACACAAAAAGAAAAATTAGAAAAAAAATTAGAAAAAAACTTACAAGAAATTTTTAATGATCTTGTAGGGAGTGATTTAAAATATGAAGAAATAATAAACAAAATATTACATTGGGTTATTTGGGATATGAGAAAAAATCAAGGGTACAATTATGAATATATTATTAAAGTTTTTTTTAATAGATTGTATGCTGATAACCAAAATCAATACATAGAGAACGAAGAATACATAGTAAGCAAAGGAAATAATTTTGCAGAAACACACTAAAGTTTTTACGACCTTTTGGAATGATGAGTACACAATGGTTCAATCGTATCAATGCTTTGCTTGTAGTAGTTGGGAAGGAGTTGATATTCACCATATATCAGCAAAAGGCTCCGGAGGTTCTAAGTGCAAAGATTACATTGAGAACTTAACTTGTCTTTGTCGGAAGTGCCATGATCTTTGTCATAAGGATAAAGACTATAACAAAGAAGTAAGAGTAACTACTCTTAGATTAATAGCTGATAGATTAGAAAATGAATATTCATAAGTACGATCCTCACATGATTGCAGAGGAAAAGAAACAAGCGATTATAGATTATCGTAAATGTTTTAGAGTTTACAATCAACTTGTAGATCTCAAAGACAAAAAGATTAATCAAAAATATTTAATGTATCGTTTTCAATCAGAGGAAAAGAACTCTGTAGATGATGCGAAAGCTAAGGCTAAGATTAACGAGGAAGTCCAGGAAGTAGTTAGTCAATTAGAAATGGCTGATAAGTTAAAAGATGAGGCTTATGCAGAAATGCAGAGGGTGGAAACCAAGATACAATTTATTTTAGACAGCAACAGTATCAAAAGAGCAGAAATGAAATTGTCAGGATTTGGCACATGATAGTAAAAGTAAAAAGTAAGTATGGAAGTTTAGTAGCTGTAAGAGATAAGTATATTACTAAATGCAAAAAAGAATTTGATGATTTAACAATACAAGTTGAGGGAGAAGAAATGTTAGTACCCTACTCTCAGCTAGATAACCCAATAAAAAGATATTCTGTACCTGATAAGTTTTCAGGAAATATGCACGAATTATTTTATTACCAATGGAAACCAAAAGATGAAAGGCAACAAGAACTATTATGACTAATTTAAAAACAAAGAAAGATTTGGCAGAATACTTTGGAGTACACGAAAAAACTTTACAGAAATGGTTGAATGAATTACAAATAGCCTTTCCTAGTAATTCAAGTTTATTCCGATATGTTGGTAAAAAACAGTTTTTTACCGAAAACGACTTTGGGGAGATAGTTGAATTATGCTCAGAACATTCAAAAGAAAAGATGGCAAATCGCCATACTATTACATAACCGGCACAGTTAGGTTTGGCAGAAAAGTCAAAACTATTAATGCTGAAAGTACAGGTTGCACAAACAAGGTTGATGCAGAATTTGTATGTACGAAAAGAATACAAGAAATAACAAATGAACTAAAACCTGAGAAGGAAATGACTTATCAGGAGTGTTCACAAAAACTTTTAAATGATCCTATAGAAAGACCAAGTTCTAAAAGAGAATCTATTTATTTACGAGTAGAAAAATATGTAGGTTCTATTTATCTCAATGATTTTACAAATGATATTGTTAGAACGAAAGCAAAAGAAATGTACCCTGTTATTAAACAGTTTACAAAACGCTTTATGGATTATCCATTAGAAGAAAGAATAGAAATATCTAGTAAATATAACACAGTTAATAATTGTTTTATTATGCCAATATCAAAAGTCTTGCATTATGGAGCAGAGAATAAATGGTGTGGGTATATGAAACTAAAAAGTTTCCCCCAAGTATCATCAAGGGATAAACCAAAAGAAAAATTTACTATAGAAGAAATCAATGCGTGTTTAGATAACTCAGATGATTTTCAAATTAAATTATTGCTTGTTTTTTGCTTCTACACAGCTTGTAGAGTGCAAGAGGCCCTAGAGGTACATTGGGATAGAAAAGATCATTACAATAGGCCTATGATTGATTTAAACAATAGAAAAATAACACTTTGGGAAAACAAAACGCAGAGGTGGAGAACAACATTCATGCACGATAAACTCTATAATTACCTCTCCAAGATTAATGACAGAGAAGGTTATTTGTTTGAGTGGAGATCTTTATTAGATAAACAAAAAACAGATCAGAGTATCAAAACTCGTTGGGAAAAAATGCTATCCAATGCCGGTGTAAGTTTAAATAAAAAACGTCATGCTTGTAGACATACTCACGCATCTATACTTGGTGACAATGGAGCAAGTGTTGAAAAGATCATGAAGGCTGTAGGTTGGACAAGTGAAAAGACGGCTTTAAATTACATTAACTCCTCGTCAGATGATATTGAGGATATGATAAGTGAATTACCACAATAATTTAACACTTTCCCAACACTTCCTTATTTTCTGGGAGAAATCAAGGGTTGCAACTCAACTAATCCTTCTGTATATTCTTAGAAAGAAAGGAAGAAAACAAGAAAAACTAGGAAACTGTGTAGGGAATATGGAAGTTTATATAAGGCTAAGAACTTACATACTCAACATATTCCCAACACTATTAGAAGGAAAGTTATGATAGAACAATTAACATTTATAGAAGAATTAAAAGAAGTAAAAAAACATAAACATTGTCCTCAAATGATAAGTGCTATTGATGATTTAATAGTCAAATATAAATTAATGGTTGAAGAAAATGAGAAAGAATATCAGCCAAGAGAGATAGAGAAGATAGATAGTCCTCTTATATTTCCTGTAAGTGTTGAATCTTCTTAATTATTCCTTTAGGAATTACCTGAGATCTACCAAATAGATCATCTTCATTTTTACCATCTTTATCAGCAGAAATAATAACAAAATCATCATTTTCTAATATGAGATAACCAAGTGAATCAATGATACATGGTTCACATTTAAGAAGGTCATCTTTAGTTTGCCAAGTGCTATCTGATACTTCATTAGTATCAAGCCAAACAACTTGAACCATTGGAGGATTATTCATTTCTTAGCTGTTTTTTTTGCTCGTCTTAATGCTTTATCACTTACAGTACCTTTGCCTTTTTTAGATGTACCAGATTTTTTTTTCTTATTAAGATAATAATACAATCCCTTTTTGGCTACTCTACCATCTTTAGTTTTATGATAACCTTTTTTCATTACTTCTTCTTCTTCTTTTTCTTTTTAGTTTTTTTCTTATCTTCGTTTAATTTTTTTAACCCCTTAGATGTGTAGGGATATTTTTTTCCTTGATACATTGGCATAATATTTTCCTTTGTTTAACAGTTCCACATTCTGCGACTCCAATAGTTAGCAGATAGTTTATTGTTCTTTCCTTTAATTCCACCAGATCTTGCACAATAAGATTTTTTTCTAGCAGGATTATTTTTTTTGATAGTCATATTAGGATCACCGAAGTTAATCTTTTTGACCTTATCTCCATCTTTAACAAAGACTTTGAATTTTTTTACATCACCTCTCATTGGCTTGTTAAGAGGTACAGTTTTACCTTGATATGTTGCCATTTTGAATTACTGCCTCCTTAACTGTTTCTACTGTTGTTTTTGATTTAATACTTTCTTGTCGTAACATCATTTTTGTTTCGTAAGCCTTTTCTAATCGGTCTAATAAAAAAGCATTTTGTTTTTTTAATTCTTTGTTTTCTTGTTCTAATTTACTCATGATTATTTTGTAAGACCTTTGGTTTTGTCATACGACCTTAAAGCCCCCATACCTAAAAGTGCCATGACTAAAGGCATTAGTGTACCCATATCTAATTGAGGTAATGGTGCTGTTTCAATATTAAAAGTTGCTATAAAAAACATTAAAAATTGTTTTGCAACAAATTCCCAAAATATAGCTAAGGCACATGACATACCAATTAAAGGCCTCCAGGAACGCTGTAACATACCAGAAATACCACCTGCTTTGCTTTGTGCATCTGCTAAATTAATATCTGATTGTGCTTTGTTTATCTGTGCTTCAATTTCTTTTAATTTTATTTTAGCATTATCTTTTTCTTCTTGTGAAGTATGTAAGGAATCAATTATTCCTCCTACATTTTTTACAATGTCACCACCTAATAATTTAGTTAACATAGTACATCTCCTACTTGTTCGTAGTAGATAACTAAGTTACAAAATTCTATGACAACTAAAGCTGTTAATAATGTTGTAATTATAATTTTCATAAATCCCTCATAAGTAAGGACAACCAGGAAGCTCTACGAGGAGTTTGGTTTGCCCATTTACTGTCCATCATGCTATCACTAGCCAAGACATAGTTTTGATCTTCAAGGTTTGCTTTTAAGTTTTTAAATTGATGTAGGCTACTTCCCATTTGGTAAGCCATTTCAATTATGATGGTAAAAGCCTCAAACTTTATTTTATCTTTATCAATAAAATGGGTGGCTTGGTTTAAAGCCTGTTCAAAATCTTTTTCAAATAAAAGATCCCAACCTTCTTTGGTTGTTGGTACTTCTTCGTCTTTACTTAACTTATGGCCATAACCACCTGTCAAAAAATCTTCTTTTACTTTCTTACCATCTTTGGTTCTATAAGAAAGCTGATAAGGTTCTAACTTAAAACCTTCATGTTGTTTAATCCTATCTTTTAATTCTTCGTACATTGTATTAACTTCTCCAAATACCATTTAGCTTTTTTAAGATCTTCAATTCCATTCTTCTCTTTGTAGCGAGTGACATATTTAATAATGTTACCTTCTAAAAAATTCATGTCGTATTCAATAATGTAGTCAGTTACTTCTATTTTTTTCCTGTAGTAAGGTGGATTTATTTTATCCATTAAATCTCACCTGTCCAGGTAGAGTCTTTCATTGGCATACTGTGAATTTGAGGCTGTGAGTTAATGATGCTACCTACTGATATGATTGGTCTTTTAATAAAGTTTTTGCCATACTTAAAGGCTTCGTGTTTGGGATCAATAGAACAACCTACGCACATAGCAAAATTTAAAGCTGTTGGACTAGACCAATACTCTACACTTGATTTTGTATGTTGGTGGCCCACACATAAAGATAGGCCAAGTTCTTTTGCACTAGATAAAGCATTAGACTTAAAATGATGGGTAAAGAATACTTTGTTTTTATTTGGAAGATCTACAATAAGTTTATCGTGCCAAGTCCATTTCCATTTAGGATCTATGTCTAGTATTTGATTTATTTCTTTGAGAAAAGAATTTGGTATAGCTGACTTCTCTGCTATTTTTTGTATGCGTATATCATGATTGCCCCACATGATTGGCATAGGACAATTAAATATTTTTCTGAGTTGCTTAATATGTTTTTTAGCATCTTCTATTTCGTATTTAATGTTTGGTAACTCTGCACTATGTAAGTGTTGAGAGATACTATGAAAATCTACAAGATCTCCAATGTGTACTACTAAAGTTGGTTTTAACTTATCTTTAAGTTTTTTTATCCATTTAAAATATTCTTTCTTAACATAAGGAAAGTGTGTATCAGAAAGAACCAGGATAGATTTTGTATTCATCTATAGTCCTTTAGTTGAGGTTAAGATTGGCCTCCGAGTAGTTTAACAAATACCCAAATAGCTGATAGTATTCCCCCAATAAATAAACTTGTCTTTAATGCTCCTAAGCCCATGTTAGAAGTTTGACTTAAATCTCTTATTTGTTTTTGCATGATGTTAATATCTTCTCTTATATATTTGACATCAGTTTTTAATTCTGCAATTTCTTTTTCCCAATTAGACATTTGTATTACCTATATGTGAGCCACATTGAAATATGACTGTTAATTTTCTTTCTTTTAAATCAGCATCAAGATAATTAGCTAAGTTGTTTTTTGCTAAATTACATTCTATATTATCATTAAAGTTTAAAGGTACTTCACTTTTAAAACAAAGTGTTTGATCTAACTCTCCTACATTAAGCATACAAATCATGGCAAATATTTTAAACATTATTTCATTTTAGATAATGGATTATCTAATGCTCTCTTAATGTTTTTATCTGTTTTTTCTTCTAATGCTTTCATGTCATCTTTTATATTAGTTATAGCTTCTTTTAAATCTCTTGCGTTTTCTCTGCTATCTTCTTTAACTTGTTGCTCTACATCATTAACAATTTTTTCTATGCGTCTTACATCTTGTCTAAGATCATTCTTTAATTCGTTAGCTACATCAGAAACAAGCTGTACTTCTTGAATAATCATACTCATTTCTTGCGTAATCATTTCTGTTTCTTGTTGAATTAAATCTAATCGTTTATCAAAACCACTAAGGTCTGGTGCTGTGTAGTTTTGTATTTGATCTTTCATGTCTAGGTAATCTTTGTAAAATTCAAAGCCACCCCATAGACCACC